CGATGCGGTGAATCTCATCTATGCAAATTCAAGCGATCCGAAGGCAAACGCGGCTCCGGCGATGAAGCCGAAGAAGTCGTTCGAGAAGAACGGCGGCGGCGATCCGCCGGCGAAACCTTCGGAACGCATCAGCGGGAGCGATCGAAATCCGGAAGGCTCCGCGTCTGGTTCTCGCGGAGGAATCGAGATCAGCGAGGCGACGGAGGAGACGCTTCGGAATAAGGTCGACGAACACAACGAGAAACACGGAGACACCGACTCGAAGAAGGTCGATCTCGGAATGCTGAAGGCGGTCTACCGTCGAGGAGCCGGAGCCTTCTCGACGAGCCATCGAACCGGAGTCGGTCGGGAACAATGGGCCATAGCTCGCGTGAATGCGTTCCTATACCTCGTTCGAAACGGAAAGCCAGAGGACGCGGACTATACGACCGACTTCGACTTGCTTCCCGATGGACATCCGAAGAAGCCAGAGAAGAAGAAGTCGATCCGGCAGTCGGACCTCTGGAACGAACTTCCGGAGATCGCAGTTCCAGAACGGATCCGTCGCAAGGCTTCACGAGATGACGCGGAGCGAGAGATGGAGAGGATCCTCGAAGAGGAAAAGGAGATCGGTCGATCCGTCGATCGAGTTCTCCGGCGACAAGTCGACGCGGTTCTGAAGGAACTTCGAGCGTCGACAGCTCCTACCGCAGAATTGACTGTGAAGGTCGAGGAGATCCTTCGATCTTCGAAGTGGGATCGGCAACTCGTAGAGGCTCTCCGACCGTACATCCTCTCTTCTCTCGAGAACGGAATCGCGGTCGGAGTGGATGCCGTGAAGGAAGTCGCGAAGGCGGCTCCGGACTTTTGGCCGTCTCGCGAAGAACTCGAAGCGTATACGCGAAGCGAATCTGTACGTCTCGCTCGCGGAGCCGCGCGAGGAGTGAATCGATACACGATCGAGCGTTTTTCCGACATCATCGGCACAGGTGTTCAGGACGGGAAGACGATCCCTGAAATCGCTTCCGATGTTCAGGAGTGGGCCGGCGAGAAGGGAGACGCGGAGCGAGCGACTCGCTCTCGCGCTCTGATGATCGCTCGAACTGAAGCGCAGCGAGCGAGCCGAAAGGCTGAAGTCGAAGCATGGAAGGCGACGGGTATCGTCGAGGGAAAGGTCTGGCTCCTCGCTCCTGATCCTTGCGAGTTCTGCGAGGCGGCGTCCGATGCGTTCTCCGCGAATCAGATCGGACTCGAGGACTCGTTCTATCAGAAGGGATCGGTCCTCACGGGAGCCGATGGCGGAGAACTCGCGCTCGACTACGAGAACATCGAGGGTCCGCCTTTGCATCCGAACTGCCGATGTTCGCTTCAGCCTCGTCTCATCTCTGATTACGAAGAGATCATCGCGAGCGGTCGAGAAGAGGTAGCGCAACTTGGAGCCTTCGAGGAACCAGACGAGGAAACGGAATAAACATGGAAAGCATGATTCGGAAATCTCTCGAAGCGAATATCTCAGTCACCGCGAAGGGATTCACGGCGACGATCACGGCGGAGACGCTCGATCGCGACGGTGAAGTCCTGATCCCTTCGGGGATGAACTCGAAAGAGTTCGATCGGAATCCTGTTCTCTTCTGGAATCACGACTACGCGAAGCCAGTCGGACGCGCTCTCGGCCTGAAGCGTCGAGAGAAAGACATCGTCGGAGAGTTCGTCTTTGCGAAGAAGCCAGACGGATACGTCGGAGAGTTCTTTCCAGAGGTCGCGGCGGCTCTCGTCGGCCAAGGAATCGTCAACGCTGTCTCGGTCGGATACGTTCCAGAGGAAGGCGGAGTCCGCAAGGCGACCGACATCGATCGCAAGCGATACGGAGAGGCGACGACTACGATCTTCTCGCGATGGAAACTCCTCGAAGTCTCGCTCGCGCCTCTGCAAGCGAATCCAGACGCACTTATCACGGCGGTACGAAAGGGACTCGTCTCCCCGATCGCCGCGAAGCAGTTCTTTGGAGTCGAACCTCCGAAGCGAACGGTAGTCTCGATCTCCCTTCCTGACTCATCCGCAAAGAAGCGCGAGCCGATCAATATCGACGGGATCGTTCGACGAGAAATCGCTCGTCGAAAAGGTTCTATCTATCTCTGAGACCTCGGATCGCCTCGCGGCTAGTCGCCTGAAAGCGTTCCTTGTGGATCGATGAGATCGATTCAACAAGGAACGAAACATGAAGACGATGAATGTCTCGGAGTTCAAGTCGGCTCTTCAGCGAGCCGCAGATATCAAAGGCGAAGCGGGGATGATCGCTCAGAAGAAGCTGATCCTCGAAGGCTACATGATTACCGATGAGAACGGTCTCGCGGTCGATCCGTCGACGCTCGACGTTGTTGTTCGGCCGGCGGCTCCGGCGGAAGAAATGGAAACCGACATGAAAGAAGAACTCGAGGAGAAGGTCGCGAGCGCAGTTCGGAAGTCGCTCGCTTCTCAGATCGCGGATACGAAGTTTTCTGTCGCCGCGTCCCCGAAGGAATGGGAGAACGCCAAGACATGGGGTCGCTTGAAGCACTTGAAGAGCAAAGAGACCGCGTACCGTTTCGGTTCATGGTGTCTCGCTGCGATGGGTCACCGCAAGAGCGCGGACTTCTGCGCGAAGAATGGTCTCGTCCTGACGAAGGGTCACCAGGAAGGCGTCAATACCCAAGGCGGTTTCCTTGTGCCTGATCTGATGGAGAATGAACTCATCACTCTCCGCGAACAGTACGGAGTCTTCCGCCGGAACGCTCGCGTCTTCCCGATGCAAGGCGACACGCTTCGCATTCCAAAGCGTCTTTCTGGTTTGACCGCGTACTTCGTTGGTGAAACCGCAGCGGGTACGGAGTCGACTCAGACTTTCGATTCGGTTCAACTCGTCGCGAAGAAGCTGATGGCTCTCACGACTGTTTCGAACGAACTTCTCGAGGATGCTGTCGTCGCCATCGGTGACGACATCGCCGGAGAAATCGCGTACCAGTTCGCCTTCAAGGAAGACGACGCGGGTTTCAACGGGACAGGCACTTCGAGCTACGGCGGAATCGTCGGTCTCGTGACCGCTCTCACAGACTCTACGTATCAAGTAAGTACGACTGCGGTGACAACGAAGGCGACCGTCGCTGTCGCTGATGTTTCCGCAGCGTTCGCGAAGCTTCCCGCGTGGGCTTCACAGCGTTCGAACATCAAGATCTTCACCAACAAGGGAACCTATCACGCGATCTTCGAGCGTCTCGCTATGGTCGCGGGTGGCGTGACTGCGGCGGAAATCGGAGCGGGATTGTCGGAGCCTCGATTCTTCGGGTATCCGGTCGAATTCTCGCAAGCGATCGCTGTTCCATCTGACTCAGACGGACAAGTCATCGGGTACATCGGTGATCTCGCTCAGGCTTGCTACTTTGGCGACAAGCGTCAGACCTCGATCGCGTTCAGCGATTCGGCTCTGAATGCGTTCGAGCAGGACGAGCGAGTCGTTCGAGGTTCGCAGCGTTTCGACATCGTCTGCGCGAACGTCGGTTCGTCGAGCGCGTCTGGCGCGATCGTCAAGTTCACCATCTAATTCAAAGGGGGAATCTTTCCTATGCGCCAAAACACAAAAACAATCGTCGGAGCGATCAACGCGGGAACGGCAACCGTCTCGACTTTGACCGCAGAGTTCGATACGAAAAGCTTTGGTTTTCTGAAGATCATCTGTCTTTCGTCGTCGACAGGTACACTCTCTGCAAACGTATCCAACAACAAGATCGAAGAAGGCGATGTGACCTCGTCATACGCGACCTTTGCCGGATACCTTCAGGGAACGGACTGGAACGGATCAACGAACGTAAATACGACCGACACGGCGAAAATGATCTACAACGTCGATCTTCGAGGTCGAAAGCGATTCATCAAGGTCACTTTCACACACGCGACAGGTGGAGGCGGCACGATCATTGGGGAACTCTCGAATCCTTCGGACGGTGTTTCAGACAAGACGTCGGCAGGAGCAGCGAATATCATCGGTCTCTGATCGCTCGAACTTATCTTTCTCGGGACGCGGAGCCGAAAGGCTTCGCGTTCTTTTTCCATCGATATGATCCGCGCAGGAGGCTAGAACATGACAGAGAAAGAGAAGATCGAGGTCAAGTTTCAGAGTGTCAAAGATGCGCTCGAATCGAGGCCAAATGCGTCCATAGATCGAATCGATTCAGGAGACATCCTGAATCGCATTCCGTATACGAGAACACTTGAAGTTCTGAGATGTTGGGAGGCTCAACTCCGCGACGGCGGAGAACTTCGCATCGATGTCGGAGACTTCGACGCAGCGGTAAAGATGTATCAGGACGGTAGCGGAGACTGCGAGCCTCTTCTTTGCGGTCCTGATGGACTCGCGAAAGCGATCTTCAACCGCGAGAAGATCTGCGACCTCCTCAATATGGCGGGATTCGAAATCGTCGGAGGCGGCGACGGAAGCTTGAAGTGGAACGAGACTCCAGGTCGACTGTGCGTTCTCGCAAGGAAGCGAGCTCGTCCGGTTCCTCCGATGCTCCCTGAACGTCTTCCGATCCATGCGATTATGTCTCTCCCTCGTATCGCGTGGACTGACACTTTCGCACACACGCTCGACGCGATCTCTCGACTTCAGCTCAACTTCACGAAGTCGACGGGAGTGTTTTGGGGTCAATGTCTCCAGAGGCTTATGGAGACCGTGATTCGGAAGAATGAGGCGAAGTACATCCTCACGATAGACTACGACTCGATCTTCGATGCGAGAGACATCATCCGTCTCTGGCAGATCATGGAATCGAATCCAGACATCGCTGCGCTTTGTCCCCTACAGATCGGACGCGATCGCGACGGAGTCCTCCTGAGCCTCATCACACCAGAAGGAAACGATCGGAAATCAGTCACGTCGACCGAACTCTACGAAGAGGCGGTCGATCTGAAGACGGGTCACTTCGGTCTGACGCTGATTCGCTGCGATGCGATCGACAAGATCCCGAAGCCTTGGTTTCTTGGCATTCCCAACAAAGAGGGAAAGTGGGACGAAGATCGAATCGACGACGATATCTACTTCTGGCACAAGGTCCGCGAGCATGGAGGACGGGTCGCCGTATGTCCGAAAGTTCGGATCGGTCATCTTCAATGCGTCATCTCTTGGCCGATGGACGACTTGTCCGTCCGTCATCAGTACCTCTCGAAGTATCACGACGACGGGAGACCGCAAGAGTGCTCGACCTACTAGTCGTTTTGAAACCTTTCTCTATCTATGACCCTCGAACTGGTCGTCGAGATCTCCGACCTGGTTCTCGAATCAATCTCGACGCGAAAGTCGCAGAGCCTTGGGTCCGTTCGGGTCATCTTGAGAGGATCGTAGCGGCGGCTCCGCTCTTTACCTCCTCTACCGATCCTCCGCGACGGACGATGAAACAACAGAAAAAGAAGGAGTCCTGACTTTGGCTCTCGACGCAAACTCACTCGTCACTCTGGCGAACTTCAAGACGTATCTCGGGATCACCGTCGCCACAGACGACACGATCCTCGAACAGGCGATCGACCGCGCATCGAACGCGATCCGATCGTTCTGCGGTCGGAACTTTGTCAGCGCGACATATCGAGAGTTCTACGATTCATTCGGAGCGCATCGTCTCGCTCTGAAACAGAATCCAGTCGAGAAAGTGATCTTCGTCGGAGCCGCGACACAGAGCGTACTTTCTGTGAAGATGACGGGATCGACGGATATATTCGCGAGTGTCTCAGTCGACGACGATCATCTCCACTTGACGAGAGTTGACGTGAACGGGAGCGAATCGACGACGGATATCTCGCTCGCTACTCACAACACGACGACCGAACTCGCGACGCAGATCTCCGCGACGACTGGTTTCTCCGCAGACTCTCTCGTAAACATTCCCGCGTATCACTTGCAGCGTATTGCAGGAGCCGATCTGATGAATCGAACGGTCCTCATCGAAGGCTTCGTCGAGGGGATCTACGACTATGTCGCGAACATCGACGCGGGGATCTTGTACGGATCTTTCTTGTCGCAATATCAGAGCGTTCTTGTTCGGTATACCGCCGGATACTCGACGATCCCGTACGACGTGCAGCAAGCGACGATGATGATCGCGAGCCGAATCTACAAGGGTCGTTTCAGAGATCCAGGTCTCTCGAGTGAGTCTCTCGGCGGCTACTCCTATTCGCAGCGATCATCGGCAGACATCGATTCGGAGGCTCGCGAAATGCTGCGACAATACCGGAGGCTTCGATGAGTATCGAGGCGATCATCGATACTTTCGGTCGTACGTACTATGTGATTCGTCCGACGATCACGAAGGCGACGGACGGACAGTTCTCGAGAACCTATTCGGATTCCGTAGCGTCAGCCAAAGGCTTCTACCAACCGTCTGGAACTTCGGAGGATGTATTCCAAGGTCGTCAGAACACGCGAACGACGGGAACGGTGTATTTCAAGGGACTGCTCGATATCCGTATCGATGACGAACTGAGAGAAACAGATCTCATCGGAAGTACTTCTCCTGTTCTTCGAGTCGTCGGAGCCGTGAATCCCGGAAACATCGGAAGCGTAAGTGTCTCGCAGTCTCATCTCTCGATGACGGTCGTCGAAGTCGTCGAAGTCAATCCAAAGCTTGTTTTGGAAGAGGCGGCATTGTAATGAACGCTCGCGTCGAATTCGAAAAAGCGAAGATTGAGCGAGCGATGAATCTGGCACTTATCGAAGGCTTGAACGCTACACAGCTCATGCTTTCAGATTATGTACGACTGCAACTCTCGAAACCCGGAACAGGTCGACTCTATCGCGTGAACAAAGGAAAGGTCGGAGGACGAAACCTTCGAGAGCGCCGGCAGACGATCGGAAAGCAGACCGGGGGATTCCATCAGGCTTCCGCGCCGGGTTTTCCACCTGCACGGAATACCAACCGACTAGCATCCTCTTGGATGGTCTCAGGTATCAACAAGAGAAACCAGTTCGGCGGCTACACAATTGTGTACAAGGTTCCGAACGCTTTCGTCCTCGAATATGGATCGACGCTGAAGTACGCGCCGTTTCTCGAGTTTGGAAATCGAAAGTTTCGCGTCCGATTCAAGCCTCGACCCTATCTGAGACCGATTCTTCCGATCGCAAATTCGAGAGTATCAGCGATCTTCGAGAAAGCATTGAAGCGACACTTCGGAGGATGAATGTCGAAAGCAATTCTTGATGCCATCCAGACACGACTTGCAGCGTCGACGATCGCGACGACGCTCGGAAATCGCTTTGCTTTGTCGATCGCGCAGACGGATACGGATCTACCAAATATGGTCTACGACGTGGACGAGATCCAAACACAGAAGATCTTCGGCGGTCACGAACGATTCGAGGCGACCTTCTCTTTCAACTTTGCCGCGAAAGCGTCCTATGGTGTCTCTATCCATACGCTCTCTTCGCAACTTGAGACGGCTCTCACAGCGACGACGCTCTCTCCGACTGGCTTCGATCGCTTGACGATGACCAAGGTCTCCAACGGTGTCCCCTCATTCGCGGATGACGCTTGGACGATGACGGATAGGTATCGAGCGGTCGGGTTCAAGATCTCATAGGAGTTTCTCTCATGGCAGCGACTACATACATCGTCGGGAATGACGGATCGGTAACGGTTGGATCGGAAGATGTGATCAAAGTCCGATCGTTCGCCGCAAATGTGTCTCGAACAAAGCAGGATGTCACTTCGTTTTCAGACACAGGGAAGCGCGTTCGATACGGATTCTTGAATGTCTCCGGATCGTTGAACGGCGTGATGTTGTTCGGAACAGCGACGACGACTGCGAGCTTCTGGTCGTCGACTTCGACTGTGAGTCTTTCTCTCGCTCTTGCGGGAACTGGAACTTCGCAGTCGAAGATCGTCTCTGGAGTCGGGTTCGACTCGTTCGCGTTCAACTCCGACAAGAGCGGAGACGCGACGGTTACCGCGAACTTTGAGACAGGCGACGGAACGGCTCCAGTAGTGACTTGGCTCACCTGATGACAGCGATCCCCGCGTTTATCGTTCCAGATGGCGACGACTGGATCGTCACGATCGCTCAGATCGACGGTCGAGTCTGGACGCGGCGAGTCTCTCCCGGCAACATCTCAGAGACGGAGGCTCTTCGTATCGCTCTCATTTCGAACGGTACGCGACCTGAGAACGTCGCAGACGCTACGATTCGAAGAGTCGGGAGCGTTCAAAGTGTCGTCGCGGGTGTCGACGCGAACGATCCCTTCGTTCGACTGGTAGAGAGGATGAGGCTTCGATGAACTTCGTCGCAACTTTTGAGCATCATGTAGGAGACGAGATCTTTCGTTTCCGTCCGTTGACCGTTCGCGAGCGAATCGGACTTTCGAACGCGATCGTCGAGCGCGAAAAGAAGAAGGCGATCCAACTCGCAAACGAACTCTCTCTCTCTGGAACAGAGAAGATCGAAGCGGTTCAGAAGGCGATCTCAGACGCGGAGAAGGTTTCCTCCGTCGTTATGTCGTGCTTCACGTTCGACGGCTGTATCGCGGTTCTGCGGCTTTCGGCGGAGGATCAGAAGTCGATCGACCGTCTCGCGGAACTTGTAGAACCTGGAGAGCTTTCTGTGATCGCGGCTCGAGCGTTGAATGTGGAAATCGAGAACCCGTCTTCTCGTCGGGATACCGACGCGGGAAACTGACCGAAGTCGCGACTCCCGCCATCGGTCGCGACTGGCTTTCAGAGGCGCATCTCATCGCAAGAACGGTTCCAGGCATCGGGAACCCACTTGATCTATCGATCGCTGAGTTTGAAGCTCATCTTTCCCTCGCGATGCGCGGAGGGGAAATCGACGATAGAGACTGGACGAGACGTCACGTCGAGGACTCTACGAGATGAATGCTGGAAAAATCGACATCCAAGTCTCCGCAAATTACGGGATGCTCGAGCAGCAACTCGTAACGGCGGCGACACGCTCTGAGGCTATTGGTCGACAAGCGGGATCTCGATTCGGAGACGCTTTCGATAAGGCCGGCACGAAGTTTCTCGGCGGGTTCACAGGGAAACTCGGAAAACTCGGTACGTTCGAAATGGCGATGAGAGGAATCGCAACTTCGTTCAAGTCGCTCTCAGAGGGTAAGAGCGGATCCGAAGCGATTCAGGATCTTATCGATACGCTCCCTGGAATCGGAAGCGTGAACGCTGCGCTCCGCGAGATGACTTCGTATCTGATGGGGATCCCGCAACAAGAAAAAGCGCAGCGGGAAATGGTTGAAGCGGCAGAGCGAACGCGGAAGGCGACGGAGCAGCGTCTCGCGACTCAGAAGGAGATCACCGACAGCATCCAGAGGAACGCTGATCGCGAGCGCGAGATCGCGTCATCGATGGCGATCTCGAAAGCGGAGGAGTCTGGAGATACTCGGCTCGCTGCAAGATTGAAAGCAGACGAGGAACTCGCGCGACTCGAAGCGAGGAGACAGAAGGAACTCGCGGAAGTTCGATCGCAAGAGCAAGAGAACTCTGTCGAGCGCGTCTATCGAAAAGAGAGACAGCTGATCGAAGCAAATCTTGAGAGACAGTATCGAGAGATTTCAGCGAAGGAAGCAGAGATCGCGCAGCAACAAGCACAGAAAGACGCGGAGCGTCGAGAACGCGAGCGCGAGGAAGCGCAGAAACGGATCGAAGACCTCGAGAAGCAGCGAGAGGAAGTCGGATCCGCGACGGGATCCGCGCAGACCAGACTTGGGACTTTCCGATTCGCCGCGTATTCCGACGCAGAAAAGAAACAAATCGACCAAGCGATTCTTCAAGAGATTCGAGGAATCCGATCTAAGACGTCGTCGATCGCATCGGGAGGTATTCAGTAGTGGCACAACAGAACACAGAGCTTCTCGAGACAAGATCAGCGTCGACGAGCGCAGGGAAATCGACTGGATCGAGGACGTTCATCGTTTGGGATGACGCGGATCCGATCAGTCTGCCGTCAGAAATCGAACTTGGAAAGAACAACCTTCCTGGATACGGAGATCTCTTTCCTGGTTCGACCGAACTCTTTCTCTCTTCGTACAACATTGAACACATTCCGGATTCCACGAAGACTTGGAAGGTCACATTCAACTACGAGACAGGAGATCCGACTGGTGTCTCTCCTCCGTCTCAGCTTGGGTATCTACAAGTCTCGATGGAGTACCAGATGGTCCCTCGAGAACTGTATCGAACCGGAGGAAACACACAGAATGGATCTCCAAACGATAACGACATCGGCGGAACTCCGATCGATTCAGGCGGCTCTCCGACGACCGTCTTCGTTCCTCTACATATTTTGACGATCGAAGAGACAGTCTCGTCAGTCACCATTCCAAGTCGAAGTCAGATCATCCGATACTTGGCAGGAACTCGAAATATGAATGCGTTCTACGGAGCCTCTCGAGGTACGCTCCTTTACGAAGGAGCGAGCGCAAGGCGTATCTCGATCGCTACATATTCGATCGTGCATCGATTTTCCTACGACGAAGCGTATCACATGATCCAAGTTCCGCGAAAAAATCCAAGCGGGAAGGTCGATCTAGAATTTTCTTCGGCTAAGGGATCGTGGGCCGGCTACGTTCGGTACATACAGCCTTTCACACTACTTGGAAATTTTTCTTCAATCTCGGAGAACTTCTGATGGCAGATGAAATCACCGTGAATCTACAGATCTCCGCAAAGAAAGGATATCTCTCGTTCGCTGAGAAGACGGGAAATTTCCTTGTCACGATGAACGGAACGACAGGATGCGGAGGTATTCAAACGATCGGGACGAGCGCAGAACTTCTTGGAGTCACCGATGTCGGGACCGCCGGATATGCGTACTTTCGAAACACTTCGACGACAACAAACGTCGAGATCGGTACGGGGACAGGAAGTTTCGTCGCCTTCTTGAAACTGAAACCAGGAGAAAGCGCAGTCTGTCGCCTTGGAACGAACGCTCCGTCTGCGAAGTCATCGTCTGCAACTGTGACGGTCGATCTTCAGTTCTTCATCTTTGCCGACTAATGACCTTTCCGCAGTTCATCTCCGGTTCTTCTGGTCGACTGACGTTCAATCACCTGAACGAGATTTTCGATCGCATCGAAAAGCTCGAGCGGAAGCCAAACTCTCTCGATACAAAAATGGAGAGTACGGAGATCTTCGCGGCGAGAGTCCTCGCGGTCTCTGGACAGCAAGCGTCTTTTGTTCAGGTCATGCCATCCGCGACGGCGGCGAACAATTGGACGGATGTTCCACTAGGAATCCGATCGTCGGATGGATCGAACCAGTTCGCATTTCCGATCATAGATGCGAATCTCGCAGGAGACGAGATCGTCTTTCTCACGCCGGCGAACGCTCCAGACGGTACGGAGATCTTTCTTGTCGTTCGAGCAAAGCAGGACTCCGCGACTTTTGCTGCGATCATCACAGGCTCCGCAGCGTTGACCGGATCCGCGACACTTAGGAAAGCGTGGAAGTACACGATAAGGAAAGTGACGACGAACGCCTCGTCGACGAACATCACCTATGCGGGAACAGGGAACGATCTCTTCGCATACAACGGAGCGGAGAACAATACCGATACGACGACGGTCTTCGGTGTCGGCATGAAGCCAGACGTAACTCCAGTTTCTCCGACGCTTGTGCGTCAAGCGATCAAGACCAACACCGTCGTCGTTGTGACGAGACAAACGGACGGTACGAATATATTCTCGATGCCAAACGGATACGAGGTGACTTGTCCATGAGTGCGATACCTTCGACTCTCAACCTTTACCAGAGACAAAGCGCATCGTCAAGGAAACTTGCGAGTCGGCTCGCGCTTGCATCGAATACGATCGTATTCGAGTGTCCGATGAATCGATCGATGTATGTGCCGACGATGATCGTCGCGAACACGAATACTTCGAGAGTCTCTTTTCGATTGTTTCATCTTCTCCCGAACGAGACCGCCGGAACATCGAACGCGCTTCTCTACGATGTCTCTATCGAAGCGAATAGTTCTCTATTCATCGATTCGAGAGTTTCGATGAATGCCGGAGATCGAATCGTCGCGTACGCGTCGACTGCGAATGTCGTCGCGATTTCACTCTATGGTGAGGACCGATGACTTCGGAGCTTTTGCCGTGTTGCTGCGGAACTCCTGGTCCGTGTCCCTGCGCGGCATCTCTTCCAAGTTCGCTGCTTGTAAATTGGAGCGTATCGCTCAGTCTTGCTCCTCCGAATTGTCCTGCGGGCTATCAGGAACAAATTGTTGAATGTCCGATCGGTCCTGTAGACGGCGGAGGACATGACACCGAATGCGTTCCTATATATGTGTCCGGAGGAGGCGGTGGCGTCTTCGATTGTCACTACATAGACGGAATACTTACCTTGCAAACGAATTTCGTCGCGACATTCATACCGTCGACGATCTTTCTTGGAAATCCAACACCGTGTCAATACAGATTTTCAGGAGCAGTCGTCGTCGAAACCTTGGGAGCTTGTGTTAGATTGGACTCTCCGTCCGGAGAATATCCTGGAGAGTGTAGATACGGAGTACCAGTCGAACCGTTCAATATGACGGTCGTTATCGATATCTATCCTCCAGCAGCTCCTCTTTATCAATGGAGAGCGACGTGTGTCATCGGAAAAGCGACCGTGAAGTTCGTCGCGAACACGACTCCGGGTTCTCAATGTTTGATACCTTCAACATGGCAGAGAGATACGTTTTTTCCAGAGATAGAAACTCTGAATTGTTTCGATGCGGCATACCATTTCAACCCGCCATACGGAAATGTACAAGGACTTAGATCTTCGATTATTTCCGCAAACGGCGGCAGTCTGGTGACATCGTGAAATGCGATCATCACAACGGAAAAGGATGCTCGCTGAATCTATTCGGAGGAAATCCAAGTAGCGGGATCTGTCGTGTCTGTGATCGATACGAAGGACCGGATCGAGGAGTCGGGGACACGGTGCATCGTTTTTTGGTTTCGACGGGAATCGCTCCGATCGTGAAATCAGCGTCGACAGCAGCGGGTAAACCTTGCGGCTGTGCCAAGCGACGAGCCGCGCTGAACGAAGCTCTTCCGTTCTCCGATAAGAAACAGCAGGAGTAACGATGCCACTCACTTACGACGGAACAGACGGTCTATTCACGCGATTAGGTAAGCTCATCAAGATGATGGATGCGATCCGCACTCATCAGGCAAACCTAAAGACGCTCTTCGCGGATGTCCAGTCGACATACTCCTCGACCGATCGATATTTCATTGATCAGCTCTCCGGAAATCTCGAAATGCGAATCGAGGAGACCGGAGGGATTCTTTTCGATGTTCGAGCCGCAGCGGAAAAGACACTCGTCGAGATGTGCTTTGCGATCGCGGCGACCTCGACAACGAACGCGATGAGAGAGAAGACGGTTCAAGATGCTCTCGTCTGGCTCATTCGCGAGATGGACGCAGACACGGAAACCGTGAAAGGAGTCACCGTCTCGAAGAGCGGTCTCTCGGTTGGCGCGTCGAACAACGGAAACGGAACCTTTGTCTATCTCTTCGATGCTCCGAATGTTCTTCTCGCTAGTACGAGTGACTGGCCGAACATTCGGACGGAACTCATCGAGGCTCGATGCGTTCAGGACGCACAAGACGGAAGCATCTCGAGAGGATCTGAGATCTTTCAGATTCGGGGACAGCCGTCATACGGGAATCTGGACTACCGATTCCCCGCAGGATCTGGAACGATGCTCTCGATCGCATCTCTCTCAGCGTCTGTAGACGGCGGATCTCGCGGAAACAACTGTCTTACGAACTCCGACTTCGAGGATGCGACCTCGAATGTTCCAGACTCTTGGACGGTGTCGTCTGGAACCGCAGGGACCGACTTCCTCACAGAGACGACGGCGGCGAATGTGTATCGAGGTTCGCAGTCGATCAAACTCGCCGCAACTGGCGCGACGATGAAGATCCGACAGCAACTCGGGAGCGGAACGGGAAGTCTCGGTCGAATCGCTCCAGATCGTCCATATGTGATCGCTTTCGCTGCAAAGAAAGCAGCGGGAGCGACCGGTGTCGTTCGGGTCTCCGTTCAAGATGCGTCGGGGAACATCATCGACAGCGGAAACTTCTACAACTCACAGAACCTATCCGCGATCGGAACATCGTTCGGAATTTATTCTGCGACTCTTCGATCTCCTCGGATCATTCCGACAGAGATCTACGTCGTTCTTGAAACGACGACAGCGATCGCGACGGCGGAATGCTACATCGATGAGATCATTATCGCGGAAATGATTCCGATCGCTTCTGGAGGTCAAGCTCTCGCGATCATCGCCGGATCCTCAGACTGGAACGTCGACGATAACGCTCGCTACAGTTTTACGAACGGAGGCGGCGGAGCGTTCGTCGCCGCGTTCGATCGACTGTTCGATATGTATCGACGAGGTCTGTCGCTTCCGCAGAACTACGCAGCGGGAGAGACGATCGACGACGCTCTCACTTCGTGAGTTTTCGAAGCAGGATCGAGCGAGCCTGAAGGATCGCGACTCTCGTATAGTCTGAGGTCGCAAGATCCGCAGCGAGCGTATAGAGATCGAATGCGTTCCACGTGATCTCCTCGAGATGTTGCACTCGACGCGCGTCTCGAACGAGGAAACCCGTCGTATCTGGTATCTCTCGAATCGCGAGCAGCGACCTCTGGAGTTCGCGACGAACGCGAGGACTCGGAAAAAACTCAGGCTTTTTTCGTTTTCTCTTCAGTATTTCATCTGTCTCCGCCGATAGGATACGGTCGCGGCATGGAGCCGCACAGGATCTCGGAGATCCTACGGAGACAAAAAATGATCGTCCTCTATATCGTCGTCATCGCGCTCTTCGCGATCGGTACGCTCGCACCTCTTTGGGAAGGAGGGGATCGATGAGCGATCTCGTACTTGCCGGAACTCGCGCTCTCGAGTCATACATCGCAGCGGGAGACATCGGGAAACTCGGACCAGATCAGCGGATCGCGCTCTATCGCGCCGTCTGTGAGAGTCTCGGTCTGAATCCTTTGACTCAGCCGTTTCAGTACCTCGTACTGAGCGGGAAGACAGTCCTCTACGCGACGAAATCCTGCACGGAACAGCTTCGGCAGATTCACGGTGTCTCGGTCGTCTCGATGGCGAAGGAGGTCGTCGGAGAAATCCTCACGGTCACCGTTTCCGTTCGAGAGCGGACTGGTCGAGAAGACATCTCGACGGGTTCGGTTTCGCTCGCGGGTCTGAAGGGAGACTCGCTCGCAAATGCTTGGATGAAGGCGGAGACGAAGGCGAAGCGTCGAGCGACTCTGAGCGTCTGCGGACTCGCCGTTCTCGACGAGACGGAGATCGAGACGATCCCTGGAGCGGTCACAGTTCAGGCTGTCGTCGAGCCGGCGACAACGAAGGCTCTCCCCGAACCGGAGGCTCCAAAGAAACGGAAGAAAGAGGATCCGAAACCGGAGACGGGTTCCGTCGCCGTCGCCAGTCAGGAACCAGAGACGATCGAGGTCGAGATCCTTCCGACCGCGAAGGTCTCAACGGTCACGAACGCATCTGGAAAAATGATCTGGAGAGTCGATCAAGAGCCTTACGCTCCGGTCGCTATCGTCGATCCGCAAGTCGCGAGCGGTCTCGAGGCGAATCAGGCTTTCGGGATCATCTCCAAATGCCGTCTCGAACGTCGGAACGGAAAGTCGATCATCGTCGGAATCTCTGAGGAGATCGTTCATGCGTGATCTATTTACGGAACCTGGAATCGTGTCGGTTCGATCTCAGATCGGGATCGAGGTCGAAGACGAGAGGATCTTCCGTCCGTATACCGTCGACGAGGCGATTCGAGTCGCGGCGATACTCCGGAGGGATCCGGATATTCCGCGAGGAGTTCGCGCTCTTCTGGCGGTCGGAATGATCTACGATCTGATCCCTGGACACCTGTCGCCAGACGACGAAGCGATCGCTCGCCGGCTACGAACGACTGCGACTCGGATCGAGGATCGCCGCGTTCGATGGGAGTCAGTCGATCCGGTCCTTCGGTTCGATCTGGTTCATCGATCGACCGCGATCATCATCGCATGGAGAGGGAAAGCGGTCTACGGACTCTGATCCATTCGCAGCGACGATCGACGGGAGAAGTTTCCGTCGATCTGTCGTTTTTCAGATTCTGAAGTTTTTCTCTAGTTTCGCCTATTGACAGACCGCCGACCCCTCCCCTACACCCCTCCCCTGAGAGAGATGAAGTCAGGGACTGGACTATCCGTTCGGTCCCTGTTTCTTTTGTAACTACTTTCTCTTTCTCTGCGAGCCGATGAGAGAGACATGAGAAATGTACAGAACCAGAAGTCCGTGATTGTGAACGATGTCTCGTCGGGTAGTTCCCTCACAGGATCAGTCGATACGCAAGGTTTCCGCTCCGCTCGCGTCGAGTTCTCGTCTTCATCTACGGGGATTATGACGACGAACACAAAGATCGAGCAGTCGGACGATAACTCGACTTGGGAAGCGATTCCCGGTCTCGTTCGCGGAACAGACTACTCTCTCTCTGCGGCGACGAATCTCACGACGAAACCCAAGATCGTTTGGAATGTCTCGATGCTCGGGAAGAAGCGATACTTGAAAGTTAGCGTCGAACACGCGACAGCGGGTCGAGGTCGGTTCCACGCGACCCTCTCAGTACCTGCGGATGCCGTCGATACGACGGACGGATCTGGTACTGACACGCTCGCGACTGGCTGATATACTCCGCGTCTCGGCATGATGCCGAAGAAACGGAGACAAAGTGACAAGCGCAGAACTAGCGGAGTTTGTCGGCAAAGTTCGACGGCTGTTTCGTGGGGAGATCGACGAGGAGATCTTCGCGCTCGCGAAGGTCCGAATCGGAGGACTCCGTCTTCCGGTGTGTCTTGCTGCGCTCGACGACTACGCTCTTCTGTACGGAGGCTCGAAGGGAAAGTTCATCCCTGCGAAGTTCTTCGAGTTCTACGCAAAGCGCACAGTCACAGACGAGACGTCGACTCCGACGCCGGCGGAACGACTGAAGTCGAAGGCTCTATCGGATGCTCTTGATCGTGACGCGATCGAGGAGGACTGGAGACGGATCCGCCAGACCTGCGAACAGCTCGACGAGCGAACTCGATCAGAGATCGTCTCGTTCCTCGAGGCGCATCGATGGAACCGATTTCCGATCGATATCGCGGAATGGTCTCGCGTTCAGATCCTCGCGGTATCTGATATCGCGACGGATCGATTCGTCGATAGAGAGGATCCGCGTAGTTTTTGGGTTCGCGTCGGAGGAGGCGCAATTCGCGTAGGAGACACTCCGCGCTCTCGACCCTCTCTCGACTCGTCTCTGGTCTCCGGAGGCTCTGGCGAGGCGGGAAACCGCCTTTCTCGCGTTCCTCATTTCGAGGATCGATTCCCCGTCGAGGAGACGGAGATCCCGTTCTGATCGTCCGGAAACTGGTTTCTCAAGTAAATTGAGAAATCTACTAGGAAATCTTCCAAAGTCTCTTGCAGGATGCCGATGTCTCTGTAGGATGTGAGCATCACACGCGGCAAGGAGCCGCAGAAAGAGAGACAGACATGGAGACCTACCGTATCGGATCGACGCTCGTCCAGATGACCTCCGCTCAGGCAAAGGCTTGGAACGAAGGGGACATGGAGAAGGAGAATTTTGTCGGAGCCACCGTCGACGCGATCGTTGACGACGGCGACATCGAGCGCGGCAAAACCTACGATCTCTGGTCATGGATCGGCGGACTCGACGAGTGGCCGGCGCGCGCTCGCGACATGGAAGGATGTCCCGCGATCGACTGCGGAACCGCGCAGGATCTCGCGGGAGATACCGCGTGGGATCGAGCGGAGCGAGCGCATATCGTCGCCGTCGATACCGCGACCTCGAAGCGATTCGCGGAGGAGAAGGATTTCCGCGATCGTCACGGATGGGGACGACTCCTCACTCCGTCGCAGTTCCAGATGATGAACCGTTTCGTCGATCGCGTCATGCTCGACTCTGTCGAGATGGAGCGAGTCCGCGAAACCCGCAAGGCTCTCTACGCGACTCCGCGAGGAGGTTCGCGATGAGTCCAGAGATTGAGAACGCGATCGGCTCCAATTGGAACGAGGTCAAGAATCTCGACTGGAGCGGGTTCTATCCTGTCTTCGAGATCGGTCGAGGAGAAATTATCGTCGCGAACGTGGTTCCCGCAGACATCGAGACCGATGGATTCATTCCGGTTTCGGTGTTCGACGGCGGAGAGTTCGAAGCAGATTCCACGGGCCAGCACGACGGATTCATCGAGGTGCAGAACTATCGTCGAGCATTTGACGAGTTGGTCGGAGGATCGCAATGACGCTCCTCATCCTCTCCTCTCTCCTCGCGATCGCGCCGCCGGCTGGCACGGACACCCGCTCGATCCGCGACGCGATTCGCGCCGTCGAGACTGGCGGCGAATCCGATCCAGATCATGCGATCGGTGACGGCGGAAAAGCGCTCGGCGCGTACCAAATCCACCGAGCCTACTGG